TATTTCCTTAGATGCAAATGATACGGTTGATTTTAGAGTGGCGGCAATGGAAAGGGTAGTGTGTGAGTTACAAATTCAGGATATATATGTACACGTACTAGATTATGATAAAAAGTATGCTTAAAAAGGAGTGATTGTATGCAACCGATATTGAAATTTACGGTACGCAATCAGATGATAAAAAGAATTGATAATTTTATACCAGTTCGAAATAGTAAAAACTATCTTTATCCGTTAACGCAACGGAATTCGATACATACAATGACTATGTCGAAGCGTGCAAAACAAAAATTAAAGAGAAAGGAGAACTGGATGGAGAATGTATTAGAGATGATTGAGAAACAGTCAGAAATTATCAAGCTGCAGTCAGAAATCATCGACCAACTGGCGATTGAATTGTTGCAAAATGGAATGATTACCGATGCGGACTTGAATAAGATTTCTGTTGCTACAAAAATGCAAGAAAAAATCAAATAAGAAAGGAAACTGACTATGAAAAAGAGAATGATTTTATGTGTAATGATGATGTGCTGCCTGTTATTTCCGGTTTATACGTCAGCTAGGACGGTAAATTACAACCGTGTAGAAAACTATAAAAATTTTGTACGAGCTGTGACACATAAGCCGATAAAAATTTCTATCAGCTACAACACAATTGGAAAAAACGAACGAAAATTTATGTATAAATGGACGCATTTGGAAAATACGACAGGGTACGAGCACCAGATTTCACCGGATAAAAAATTTAAAAAAGATGTGCATAACCAGAAAGGTGGTCCGAACTGGGTCAGTGCAACAAGGGAATACACGTGCAGTTTAAATGACGAACCGTGCGCACATATTCATCAGAATTATTACATCCGCATCCGTCCTGTATTTGGAAAATACCACGGCCGGTGGAGTAAAGTAGCAATTTGCAAGGGTGATCTGAATGAAAATAGTAGCAAATAAAGATAAAAAAACAAAAAAGCGATTTCCGTGGAGGATTATCTTAGACAACGGCCGGATTATCCCGGTCCCTTCACAGCATAATTTTAAAACGGATTTTATCAAGCGACATGGTTGTAGCCTTGTCGCTTTTTATATGGCTTTACGCTATAAGGGCGTTAAGAAAAATATGCAGCAGTGTCTTGCGTACTGTAGGAAGAAATTGAAATGCGGAGCAAAGTATCCATTGACGGAAATTGTGAAGGGAATCAACCAGATCTGCCCCGGAAAACCTGCAGTCTATCACAAATCATTGACGAACGCTCAGTTGGAAGCAAAGCTGCGAAAGGGTTACATGGTACTGTTTGAAGAGGGAAGTCCGATTCATACCGTAGTCCTGTTCAGAGACAGCAAGACAGGAAAAAACTACAGATTCTCAGATGGAACGAAAAGTGTGACAACGGCCGAAAAAGAAAATAAGAAGAAATGTACGAATGAAAAGTACCGAGGAATAGTTATCGTGAAATAGGAGGAATGGAGATGGATGCTATTATGTTACCTTTATTAACTTGTTTATTTATTGCGTTTGATTCAATCAGCGGAAATATTGCCGCTGTTGCCAATCATATCTGGAAATCATCAATAATGAGAAAAGGACTGTATCACAAGTTTGGTTCAATTATGCTCGTGGCTCTTGCTTATTTGATTGATTATGCTCAAAAATTTGTAGACCTCGGTTTTCAGGTCCCAATTGCAGCAGGAGTATGCGTATACATCATCCTGATGGAATTAGGCAGCATTATTGAAAATATCGGAAAAATTAATCCAGATTTACTGCCAGCTCAGATTCGCAAAATTATCGGATTAGGAGGAAAAGAAGATGAAGAAGATTAGTGATAAATGTTTAAATCTTGTGAAAAAATATGAAGGTTGTAGATTGACGGCATATCGGGATGAGGTAGGAGTTTGGACTATCGGGTATGGTATTACAAACAGCGACTTTAAGATCACGAAGAAGATTATTCGTAAAGGTATGAAAATCTCTAAAGCTACAGCAGAAAAATGGCTAGAAGAATCTCTCAATAAAAAATATCTTCCGCATGTTTTGAAATATGACAAGCAGTACAATTGGAATCAGAATGAACTAGATGCTCTCGTATCGTTTTGCTACAATATTGGCAGCATTAAGCAGCTTACTGCAGACGGCACACGCTCAAAAGCTGTAGTTGCATCTAAGATACTCCAGTACAATAAAGCTGGTGGTAAAGTTTATCGTGGACTTACAAGACGGAGGAAGGCTGAAAGAGAATTATTTCTCACTCCCGTAAAGGAAGTAAAGAAGAAATCTAACAAGAAGTCTAATACCCAGATTGCCAAGGAAGTAAAGGCTGGAAAATGGGGAAATGGTGAAAGTCGGAAGAAGAAATTAAAGACGGCTGGCTATGATTACAATGCCGTACAAAAAATCGTAAACAAGATGTGCAAAAAGTAAATTAAAAAAGAGCAGGAAAAGGACTCGGGGTTTCCTGCTCTTTTTTTAATATTTTTAGAAAAAAGCAGACATTGAAAAAGAATGCCTGCTTATAGACTATACCACAACATCACAGTTTGTTTTGAGGGGCAAAAAAGGGGCAGAATATGAAGCCTCTTGATTTTGTGTGAATAAAATTACAGTACAATAAGCCTGTATTTAAGCCATTTTTAAGCCGTATGTAACTTTTTTAAAAAACCTCAATAAAATTTATGTGTTTTTTGTAGAAAAATTTCCCGTTTTCTTGTATAATAACGGTAACTTGACAGATATAAATACGGAGGATATAACAATGGCTAACGTAAAAGAATTATTAAAAGCAGAAGAGAATGGAAGTTTAAGCTTTGGAGATTATAGTCTCACACAAAAGACAAAGCTTGATGATTTTTCATTTGAGGGCGATACATATAAAGTAAAAACATTTCAGGAGATTACCCGCTTAGAGAAAAATGGCGGTGTTGTATATGAATCTGTACCAGGTTCTGCTGTACATGGTTACAAAGAAACAGAACGCCAGATTGTGTTTGAGACAGAGGCAGCGGATGACTTACAGATTACTCTTGAAGTAGAACCTGAAAAGGAATACAAAGTATATGTTAACGATACTAATATTGGCAAGCTCAAATCCAGTCTCAGCGGAAAAATCAGTTTCAGCATCGAATTAGATGCAGGAGAAACAGCAAAAGTCCAAATAGTAAAATAGATGGTGGACGAATTTTATTCGTTGGGATGACAGACGAACCCTTGCAATGAAATAATCCATTTCTGTGACTTTAGTTGCGGCCTGTTGAATGCTTGCTTTCGCACTCGCATCCAACACTTGCTCCGAGGCCACAGAAATGGATTATTCCATTGTAAGGGTTCTGTCTTTGGCTGTCCGGGGTGAATTAAATTCGTGGAGAGAGGATTTGGGGGCGAAAGCTTTTGACTTCTGTTTATTAAAATTGGAAAGGAATTATCTATGGCAAAATCAAAGGCAAAGACCGTATTTTTTTGCAAAGAATGTGGTTACGAAACACCCAAATGGATGGGACAGTGTCCCGGTTGTCACCAGTGGAATACGATGACAGAGGAGAAGGTAAGTCCGATGTCTAAAGGGACTGGAAAGAGAGGAGATAATCTGCCTCGTCAGGAGCTTACAGGATTATTTGAAGTATCTATGGAAGAGGAAGATCGGTCAAGCTCCGGAATTCCAGAACTTGACCGGGTTCTTGGTGGGGGAATTGTAAAGGGGTCGCTTACGTTAGTAGGTGGTGATCCGGGAATTGGAAAGTCTACTCTACTCCTGCAGATTTGCCGTTATCAGGCAAACAGTGGGAAAAAGGTTGTTTATGTTTCAGGAGAGGAATCTTTAAAACAAATTAAGATGCGTGCACAGAGGCTTGGCGGATTTAAGCAAAATGTTTTTCTTCTTTGCGAGACAGATATTAATGCGGCGGCAGAAGCGGTAAGAGAAGCAAAACCGGATATGGTTGTAGTGGATTCTGTACAGACAATGTACAGCGAAGAAATTACTTCTGCAGCGGGAAGTGTCAGTCAGGTGCGAGAGGTTACTTCTGTGCTGATGCAGCTTGCAAAAGTAGAAGGAATCGCTGTATTTTTAGTTGGTCATGTTACAAAAGAAGGTGTCGTTGCCGGACCAAAAACATTGGAGCATATGGTGGACACCGTTCTTTATTTCGAGGGGGACCAGACGGCAATTTACCGAATCCTTCGAGGCGTAAAGAATCGTTTTGGCTCGACGAATGAGATTGGTGTATTTGAGATGAAAGAGCAGGGACTCGTCGAAGTGGAGAATCCATCCAAAGTAATGCTTGATGGCAGACCGACGGATGCGTCAGGTTCCGTGGTTGTCTGTTCAATGGAGGGAACTAGACCACTGTTAATCGAGATTCAGGCATTAGTCTCTCCGACAAGTTTTAATATGCCAAGACGTACTACGGTTGGAATTGATTTTAACAGAGTAAATCTCTTACTGGCAGTTCTTGAGAAAAAGGCAGGAATGCAGCTTGGAGGCTGCGATGCCTATGTCAATCTTGCCGGAGGAATGAAACTTGGAGAACCGGCAATTGATCTTGGAATCATCTGTGCAGTTGTATCAAGTTATCGCAATCTTCCTGTTCATGAGGGAACATTGATTTTTGGTGAGGTAGGTCTTACTGGAGAAGTTCGTGGTGTCAGTCATGTAGAGCAGAGACTTGCCGAAGCGATTAAGATGGGATTTACCAGATGTATTATGCCAAAAACGAATGCCGAAGTACTT